CTTCTATAACGGAACTGTTTCTTGTTCTTCTTTAGATGGAAAATTAGAATCAGTTAAGTTTGTTGGACATATATCAAACCAATTCAATGATAACTCATTAGATATGGATAGAGAAAGAACTCCACAAACTTGGGAAATACCAGAAGGAGAAAGAATCAATACAGCTCTTACTATAGAAAAAATAAGAGACTGGAAAGCTATGGCTAATATAGACATAACTCCAGAAATAGTTAATGATATAGCTACTACATTAACTCAATTTGAAGATTCAAATGCTATGGACTTCTTAGAAAATAGTTTAGATAGATGGATAGATAAAAAAGATCTTCCATATGGATATACTAAAGGATTTGTTCAAACAGCTACTTTTGACTGCAACGTTACAAGTGGTATGTTAACTCAATCTGATTACATAGAAAAAGAATTAAAATTCAGATTTAACAAATTAGTATCTCAATTAAAAGATATACTAAAAACTAACGAAATAATGTTCGTTGCTTATGGACATCCAGATAATATAGAATTATTTAACAGTGCTGTTAAATGGGTAGTAGACCAAAATACTAGAGTAGGTGGAGTACAATTAGACTATAAATTCGGTGTAATGACTGAATCAGGAAATAGAATACATTTCTTATCTTCTCTAAAAGTTGCTAGAGAATTAGGTGTAAGAATAGTTGCTTATCCTACTACAGCTAACCATATAACTTTCAAACACTATAAATATTCTTTCAATATAGAAAATACTTATAGACATCCTCAAGTTGATAGAGTTCCTAACATCATGGGTACTCATAGATACTTATCAACTGAAATGTTACCAGTTCAAGCTCGTATGGAATTTATAAATAACGAATTCGGTATAGATGCTAGAGAATAGTCTTGAAGGATTTTAAATCCAAGATTATGAGACGAGAGGGCTTAGACCCAGTTAATATGTATAAATGAATTTCTAGTACAATCTTATAACGAGATTGTACTAGAAATTTTATTGTAAAATTTAGTGGAAAGGAGTATGGATAAATGTCAAGATTTACAAAAAAAGAATCACTTTTATTTGTAGAAGAATGTTTTAGAAATATTCAACATGAAAAAGAAATTTCTAAGAATCTAAAGCTAATAGAAAATGCTATTAGAAGAGAATATGGAGTTAATTTAAAAATATCTATAATAGATAACAAGAAATCATTTTTTGGAATGTGTGTTTATCCTTCAGTAGATGAAATAAATGCACTTACTAAAATGCTATTAGAAACTAATGTTCGCATGGCTGATGTTGAAAAACTTCATATAGAATTTATGACTAAAGGTGAGCATATAGTAGAAATAGATTCAATGCTTTTATATGATCATAATCTTAATGCTAGTGCTGGAGAAGTAACTGCTATATTATTACATGAAATAGGACATATATTAATGTCTAATAGTATAGTATGTAGATTTGAAAGAGCTAAAGAACATATAACTCTAAAGTTTGACACGAGAACTAAAAGATTAATTCCTATAATTCCTATGATTAAACAATTATTCAATATAGTAACACTTCAAATATTCTCTAATCATTTTAACGTTCAATTAGTTAAAGAAAGGAAAGCTGATGAACTAGCATTTAGAGAAGGATATGCTCAGGAACTTCATGATATTTTAGGAAAACTTATAGCTAATGGCAAGGGAGAAAGGGTTAGACGATCTGAAAAAGATATGGATAAAGATATAGAGGTAACTATAGACTGGTTAGTTGTTAATATAAAAGAATTAGAATATCGTAAAGATAGATTAAAAAGATCTATAAAAATATTAAAACTAACTACTCCATCGTTATATCTTAGTAAGCAATTAGATGAAATACATGATAAAGTATTTAAAAATGATGATAACGAAATGCTAGAAAAAGCTGTAGTTATAAATGAAGCGTTTATATTATCTAATTTAAATGATAAAAGAATGAAAGCTCCTATGGGAGCGTTAGATCGTTCTGGTAGAGTTGTAAAATTATCTCCAAGAGATTTGGATGTTTATAGAGCAGAACTAGAACGTGTTAATACTGTTGATGATAAAATATTCTTATTAGAAAGATTATATGATTTACTTGAAATAGCTGAATATGCTAAATATATGGTTGAAACTGATCCGAGAAGAGTGACTCAATCAGAACAAACTATAGATATGTATATTAAACATGTACATGATTTAATAGCTGAAGTTAATAGCAGAAAAACAGCTAAAACTAAATACGGATTATATATTAAGTATCCTGCAGATTATGAAGGGTAGTATTTTTTAATTGAAACTGTAGGGTATACTACAGTTTCAAATATTTTTTTGGTGGTGAAAAGAATGCGTGTAGACGAGATAAATAATGTTTTTTACGATTGGGAAACGAAGAACATTTCTTTTCTTCAAGTAGCCTCAGATTTACAAAAACTTGGTATAAAGAATAACATGTTCTTTCTAAGATTATATGATAAAGGATTGCAGGGTATAGATCCACATGGTCCTATAACTGCAATGTCAACTGAATTCTGTCAACGTATTATGGCAGAATGTATAAGAAATCCCTGGTATTATTTAAGAGAAGTTTGTAGAATACCTGACCAAGGGAATAGTAATGGTATTCCTTATAAATTAAATAGGGCGAATTTAGCAGCTACTTGGTGTTTTGTTAATAATATCGACCATTATCTAACAATACCAAGACAGGTTGGTAAAACTCAATCGATTATAGCAAATCTTACTTGGGCGTATTTATTTGGTACGACAAACTCTTCGTTTGCTTTCTTTGCAACTTCACAAGAACTTGCATCTGAGAACTTAGAGAGATTAAAAGCACAAAGAGAGTTGTTACCTCCTTATTTAAGATTAAGACAGGATTGTGTTATAGATGCTATATTAGGAACTAAAGATAACGAAATAGACAATATTAGAAAAATTTATAATCCATTAAATAAAAATACGATAGTAACTAAACCTAAAGCTAGTAGTAAAGAAGCAGCTATAAAACTAGGAAGGGGTAATACATTACCTATTACATATTCAGATGAAACAGAATTCACTGATTATATAGATGAAATCGTTAAAGCTGCGGGTGAATAGTTGTGCCCGAGTAAAACCTCTCTAACTGCTGGAACGTCTTATTTTTCAATAAGAAAATCAGCAACGAAGATTTAAAAAATATCCAAATAACAAACCATTAAAATATTATAAAGGGGTTGATTACAAATGGATATGCTTTGCACAGTAACTTATCCAGGTGTTAAAATAAATTTTTATGATATTGATATAAATGGTGTTGTTACTAATAAGAAAACAGGTAGACCAGTAAAACCTTATATAGATGGTAAAGGATATGTTCGTATAGCATTACAATCTACAAAATCGAATGGTAAAAGAATTGATGTTGGATTACATAGGTTGATTTGTTGGGAATTCAACGGTCCTTATAATGACAGTACCGATCAAGTCAATCATAAAGATGGTTGTAAATCTAATAACGATCCTTTAAATTTAGAATGGTGTACCAATGGTGAAAACGTTAAACATGCGATAGATACGGGATTGTTAGTTATAAATAGACAATATGATTATGATATTGAAGTTATACGTACTGCATGTGATTTAATAATCCTAGGATTAACTAATATGGAAATTACTGATTATATCTATAATGGAATAGATATTCACTCAGAAGAGCAAGGTAATTTTTTAATTACACTAGGCTGTATTCGTGCAGGTAAATCATATCAGAACATATTTGAACAACAGAAAATATCATTCAACCCAGATGATTATAAAGATATTGATATAGATAATATCAAGTTATCGTTAAAGAAAACTCGTACTAACGTTACAGATAAAAATATGCGTGAAGAAATAAAACAGTATAGACTCGAAGGATATAATAAGATCGATATTCTTGAGAAAATAACTGGATATAGAGCGTCTTCAGCAACTGTTTTCACAAAACGTGTATATAAAATGATTTCGGATATTTTTAAATAACGCTCAACGACTATCGAAAGGGTATCTATAGAGAAATACTATAGAGAGTAACCGAGTAGAGTACACTCAAGCGAGTGGAAATGGGAGGCATAATAATTTTGGTAATAGAAATTATTATGAAGATATAGTCTGAACTATATGGTGACATATAGAAGGATAGATGTAGCGAATCTATTCGTAACATAATTGCCAGCGTTCTCAACTGCAGCAGCCAATGCAGAACGAAATGGTGCTGCGTATTGTCGTATATTCTCAAGTACACCTGGAGATCTAGACTCTCCTGCGGGTCAAGCTGCACAAGCTATATTAGATAAAACTTGTCGTTGGAGTGAAAAATATTATGACTTAGGACCAGAAAAAACTAAAGAAATAATAGCAACTAACTCTGAAAATGGTATTTGTTATATAGAATATTCTTATAAACAATTAGGTTTAGGAGAAGAATGGTTTAGAAAACTATGTAAACTTGTTAATAATGATCCTACAGCAATTAAAAGGGAATTGTTATTACAAAGAATTAGAGGTAGTAAAGATTCTCCTTTTAGTGAAGAGGACTTAATGGCTATACAAGAAATAAGACCTAATATAATTGAAGAACATTATATAATGGATATATATCAATTAAATGTATATAAATCATTAAATCCTAAAGTTCCTTATTTAGTAGGAGTCGACGTTGCAACAGGGGTTAACAACGATAGTACTGCAGTATCTATAGTTAATCCATATACATTACAGGTAGATGCTGAATTTAGAAGTCCTATTATGGGATATCCTGATTTAAAAAGGTTCTTATACCAATTAGTTAAGAAATACATTCCTAATTGTGTATTATGTATAGAAAAGAACCATGGAGGGGATTCAGTAATACAAGACTTAAGAGAAACGGTTCTGAATAGAAATCTATATCATAGTATGTCTAAAGAATTAGTTGACGATAATATATCTAAAATAAATAAAGGTCATATAGAAAGAGAAGTTGAAAGAAGAAGAAATTATGGAGTATTTACAGGTACCAAATCAAGAGCATTGATGATCGACTTGTTATTTTTAACTGTACAAGAATTTAAAGATAGATTAACTTCTCATTTTGTTATAGACGATATACTTAAATTAGTTAGAAAGAATGGTAAAGTTCAAGCTGCACAAGGAGAACACGATGATAGTATTATGTCATATTTAATAGCTTTATATGTATATACGTACGGTAAAAACTTAAATCGTTGGGGAATTGTAAAAGGAATGAAAGAACCAGGATATGATGGAGATAAAGCTCAAGAAGAAGATGCGATGCAATATGCTATGGATAATTTATCAGAAGATGATATGATGTTCTTTCAAGCACAAATAATGGCATCACAAGCAGCAAGTACATATGAAGCTCAGATGAAAAAAGAAGCATATGAAGCGAATAGACAGTCTGAGCTTATAGATAAAAAAATAAATGCTACGACTAGAGTTGAAGATATGGAGAGAGAAGATTTTAACTATGATTATGATAAAAGAGAAAGTGGATCGAATCCATGGATATTAAATGGGTTTGATGATTTAAATGATTGGTAGGTAGAACAAATTGTTCTACCTATTATTTTTTATTTCGAACTTAACAGTTATTTAGATAGAAGAATAAAAATGCAAAGGAGAGATGGGAAATGTTAAGAGATGATGATTATATTAATGGGTTTGATATAGAAAGAATATTAGGCGATTTACCTTTAGATATAATAAAAGAGAATATAAAATCGCAAATAGATGATCCATTAACATTTATGACTAATCATTGCGATCAGGTATATGAAACTCTCGACGAAGCAATGGATGAACTAGGACATATAGATGAATATAGATATGAAATAAATGAAATAAGAGATGATTTTAATTCATTTTTAGTTACAGAATTAGATACTCGATTTAGTTTGGGTATAGATTTAGATAACTTACAAACATATGAAATGGAAGAAATAGGTAAGTATTCATATGAATTTTTTGTTGTTGATTTAAAAAGAAATATAACAAATTTTTTAATGAATTATATATGTTTAAACAAATCGTATTTAGCAAGTTTATTTACAGATGAATATAAACGTAAAGATGTTACAACAACTAACATGAAGAAATTAACTAAAAATAAAGATGATGTTGTAATATTAGCTAATATAATATCTGTAATATATAATATATTAGAATTAGAATTAGATCCAGAAGATTTTATGGAGTTAGCAGTAGAACCAGGAGATTATGCAGGTGAAGCTGTTAAAGAATATGTACGAAGTTTTAGAATAGCCAACAATTTTGTATACAATTTATTCAATGAAGTGAAATATATACACAATGACATAATAGATGAATTTGCATCAGAGATAGGATTTTTATTACAATCAAATTTAATATATGAAGATAATGAATAAAAACTATTAAGGAGGTAATTAGATATGACAAATACAAAGTTAGACGATTCAAAATTAAAAATAAATAAATTAAGAGAGTCACAACAAGAGTTATTGCAAGATGACGAAGATGCATTTGCTGCAATAGTAAATACATTATCAGTAAAACAAATTGAAGAAATGAGTGCTGAAGAACTTTTAGCATTTAATAATTATGAAGAAGATAAATGGTATATAGGTGAACCTGATTTTGAAACACAAGAAGAACTTGTAGAATATGTAAGATCAGTAATGGTGTATTTAGTTCAATCATATGAGTTCTCAGTTGAAATGGATGAGAGAATAAAAGAACTTAATGAAATAACAGAAGCAGCTAATAAAGATATAAGATCTATTTATGGTTTAAGTGAAGATACTTCTTCTGTAGATGTTATAAAAACAGCTATAGAGAAAGGATTAACTGATGCTGAAGCTAAGGGTGATATATCAGCTTATAATAAAATATTAACTTCAAAATATACGTTTGAAGAAACATTTACATTAGATAGAATAAAGAATTTATATAAAAATTTAAATCCAGAAAATTTAAAACAAGATGCACAATCTGATAGATCTGTAACTATATATAAAAATTATACAAAGGTGCAACAGAGATTAGGATCTAGTTATGATTTAATTCAAGTTAAAGATTTAGAAATAAGATTTTTACCAGAAGAATATCATCATTTAAATAATTTATTTATAATAGCTGTAATTAAATATATAAGCAAGTCTATGAAAGAAGGTTATTATTCAAGTGATACAGCGTTCTTTGTTTCTCAATTAACAACGAATTTATTTATGCTACATTTAAATAAATTACCAGAAAATTATAAAGAAATATTATTAGCAAATATAAAAGAATTCTTAGATATAGTTAAATAGATATTAGGCTTTTGCCTAATATCTATTTTTATTGTCAAAAACAATTACCTAAGATTCGTAAAAGGAGGAAACTAAATGTTAAAAGCAAATGTTATAAAGAAAGATGGATTCATCATATTAAATTGTGCATATGCAGAATTCTATGTTCCTAAGCAGTATTTTGAAAAAGAACTTGCTATGGACTGTGGTGAATCATTTAATGCGTTCGGTGTAATGTATTTAAGAACATTTTCTTCGATGAACAAAGCAAATGAATTAGAAATTCTAAAAATACCTAATATAATAAGTTTTTTCCCTGCTGAAAAAGAAAATCGAAAAATGACATTAGGACGAAATGAAGAAGATGACTATGTTGTATTGAAATTTTATAAGGGGAATAAGTTATTTCCATCTGCAATTAAATGTGATAATGGTGCTCCTGAAAATTTCCTTAACATATTACTAGGTGGTCAAATACCTAAAAACGTACCTTATGATAAGGTAATAGATTTATTCTTAAAAGTGTTTGTTCAAAATAAAATAGGATTACCAGCACCAGCAGTAATGCTTGAAATGATAATAAGTGAAGTTTATCGATATGCTGGAGATAACTCTCTTAAATATGGACAACACTTAGCTAAAACGTTCGATCCAAAGAAAAAACAATTAGACTATTCGTTAGCGAATGTTAGAACTATATGTAAAAACAACAGTTCTTTCGCTGGAGTATCTTTCGAAAATATGGATGAAATGATTACGTCAGCTATTAATAATAATAAATATAATAGATCTGAGACAAAATCACCACTTGAGGATGTAATCAAGTATTAATGATTTTTTAATACAATATTATAATAGCAACATTGGTTGTTGAATAGGCAATATGCCTCTTGAACAATTATTTAAATTTAAATAAAACAAAAAGGAGGACTAAAAGTAATGTATGTTGAAAATAAAAAAAATATTCCTGAGTACGATCATCCGTTTAACGTTACGTTAATTAATGATAACTCAGCTATACCTAGAAATCCACAAACTATACCTGAAAGAGTAAACTATTTATGTATATTTGTTGGTGGAAAAGGTAGAGATAATAAATTAATCAAGAAAACTAACAAGGCTGGTTTCATAAGTGAATATGGTCAACCAGATATATTCAAATATGGTCAACCAATATTAAATGCATATGCTTCTATAGTAGATGCGTATTCTCATGCTTATTGTATGAGGGTTATGCCTCTTGATGCATGTTATAGTAACATGATAGTTTCTATTAAATATAGACGTAACATAGATGGTCATCTTGAAGTTAAGTTTGTAAGAGAAACTGAAATGGGACTAAACAACGAAGGTCATCTACAAGAGATCTTAGATGATAGATTTAATGATCAAGAAGATGAAGGAGGATATAAAACTATACCTTTCATAGCTGTACGTAGTTTAGGTAGAGGTGCGTATGGAGATTCAATGAGATTAAGATTAACTAACGTATTTAGAAAAAAATCAGTAATAGACTATAGACCATATAGATTAGAAATATTAGACGTTGATGCTGGAAACGTTGTAGTTGAATCATTCGATGGTTGTTTATATGATTATGCAGTTAATGGTAATTCATTATTATTATCAGATAAAATGGATGGTGAAACTAGTTATTCTGAAAAAGTTGGTATGGTTATAAATGAAGAAGTTATACCTGTTCTATATGAAGAATATGTTAAAGCATGTGAAGGATTAGGTGTTGAAGTTCCTGTTAATAACTACAGATTATTTGACCCTATATTCGGTGTAACTAATAGAAAAGAAACTATACCATATTTAGTAATAGATAATAGTGAATTAGCATTAGATAGATTAGATGGTGTACCTCTAATGGGTGGTAATGACGGTTCGTTTGAAGGTGGAATAGATTTAGACAGTGAAGTATTAGAAGATTTATATATGAAAGCATTCAGTGGTGAATTAGATAGAAATATATTATCTACTAGAAGAACACCTGTAAAATTCATATTAGATGCAAACTATTCATTACCTGTTAAGAGAAGAATAGTAGACTTAGCATTATTACGTTATGATGCTATGGTATACTTAGATGCTGGTATAATAACTACTCATGAAGAAGCTTTAATATTCGGTGAAGATACTAAAGATATGAACTATAGAATAGTTTCTAAAGGTTATCAACACTATAAAATAAGAGATCCATTCAACGGTAAAAAAGTTGAAGTTACATATACTTATCATTTAGCTTGTGCTTTAGCTAAACATTGTGAATTATATGGTTCTCATATACCATTTACTGGTGAAGCTTATGGATTATTAACTGGAGCAGTTAGAAACTCTGTTCTTCCTGTTCTTGAAGAATTTGATGAAGATATGAAAGAAGAACTATATGATTTAAGATTAAATTATTATGAAGCTTTAGCAGAAAATGTTTATGCTAGAGGAACACAAACTACAGCTCAAGATTTAGATTCAGATTTAAGTGAAGAACATAATATGATAATAACTCTTGAAATAAAAGATATAGCTGAAAAAGAAACTATAGCTAAGAGATATAATTTTGCTGAACCTGAAGACAGACAACTATATACTGAAATATTAGCTGAAAGAACTAGAGCTTACAGAGATATAGTTAGACATATAAATGTTTTATATGATATGAGTCCAGAAGAAGAAGCAAGATCAATCTTACATTGTTATGTTGAAGTTGTATTTAAAACTATTGCTAAGTCTTCAATAGTTGAAATTAATATAAATAGAAGAGTATAATAAAAAGGAAGGTGACTATAAATGGCTTTAGATCCACAAAGAACGTTACAAAGTAATATCAAGAATAATACTACTGACATGACAGGATATTCACTATTCCTTGGAGGATTAAACGTTAAACGTGCTGCATTAGAACAATATAACGTTTTAAAAACTGGTAAAGGTAGAATATTCTTAACTAAAATGCCTTATTTCATGAAAGAATTAATGCCTGAAGCTACTAAAAACTTCAAACATGTTATAGAATACGGATTCATGGATATACAAGGTATACAAGATTTAACTATGGAATTCGATAGTATAACTGGTGGATACGCTGGTAGAACTTTCGAAATACCAACTATATTAAAAGATGAAACAAATGAAATATCTATAAAAATATTAGAATTTGCTGGTTCTCCAATGAGAGAATACTTAGAAATGTGGATGACAGGAGTATCTGACCCTAATAGTGGATATACACACTATCATGGATTAGCTATACCACAACAAGATTCTAATGGTAACTTCCAAAAAGCAAAAGTTGAAGTTTCACAAGCTAATCATACTATGGAAGCATTCTACGTTATGACTGACCAAACAGGATTCAATATAGAATTCTCTTGTATGTTATGTAACATGTTCCCTAAAACTTCAGCTAGAGCACATTTCAACCAAACTCCAGGTGAAATGAACCATGTTGAATTAGAAATACCATTCACTTGTACAATGTATACATCACCAGATATAAATGCAGTTGCTCAATTATTATTAAATAAATATAGAGTTCTTTACAACTACTTAGACTTCAAGTCTGAAACTGCAACTGTAACTAATGGTGTAATGTCATTAGACAGCAATGCATTCCCAGATTCTAAAATTAAAGACTGGACTGCAATATAGAAATAAAGAATATAGAATACATCTTCGGATGTATTCTATATTTATTTTTAATATTCTTCACCACCAGTAGAATCCGAAGATCCTTCGCTAGCTTTTTTAACATTAGCTTTTACTATTTCTAATTCAACTTGTTCCATTATTTCATCTACAACTTCCCAAGGTAACATTGGAAGAACTTTCTTAGACATTTCTTTTCTGAACATATCTTTTGATTTATTTAAATCTTCTGTTTCTTCACCATATTGTCCGAATATAGATTTTTCTAAGAAATCTAATATTTGATCACCATAACTTATCATATCAACTAAGTTGTTATTTGGTAAAGTTTTAGGTCTTTGTAATGTGTATCTAAAATTAGCTATATCTTCTAATTCTATAGTAGTACAATAGCAAAGTATTTTTTGATACATATGTGTTATATCTTCACTAAAATTATCTTGATACATCATAACTCTACGAAGATGTTTTGCGTTAGCCATTACTAATGTTTTAGCAAAATCTGCTTCGTTTATATAATTCATTATTACTGATGGAACACCAGTACCATTGATATATGATTCTTTAAGCTGTTCCATTAATTCATTTTGCATATTAATATCTTGACCTTGTATTACGTCCCAAGATAAACCTCTTTCTCCAGATTCACCTTCAGGAATAAATAAATCTCTACCTGTACCTATCTTACTATATATAGAAGAATAATCCATTAAATCTCCTATACCTATTTGCTTAGATTTCCATTGTCTAGCAACATCCATAGTTTTATTTATCATATTTTTATCTATACCTGATGTTTTAACATAAGTTACTATAGTATCTTGTGATTTAGTTAAATAAGTAATCATGTTAAATACTAATAAAGAAAGGTATAATTTAGCATAGAATAATGATTTATATATCATTGATTGCCCATTACCATTTTCATCTTCATTTATAGAGAATCTGCATATATTATCTCCAGGTATGAATTGATAATGAAGTTTCTTTTTATACATGTCATTATATAATAAAGAATTTATTATAAGTTCTTTAAATTCCATATTATCATTAAGATAATCTTTACCGAATGATCTTACAACAGCATCTGCTATATCTGCTATTAGATTTTGTTGATTTGCTGATTTATTAGTTATGCCATCAACTACATTAGAGAATCTATGTCCATGGTTACAATGATGATTTGCAACATCTAATTCAGCATCATGTAAATAATAGTATCCTATAGTGTAGTTCATAAGTTTAACAGGTATAACTTTCTTAGGATCTAATAGTTTTATATAACAACCTTTAGTTGATTCCCAATCATCCATTTTTAAACTTTTAACACCATCACTAAATCCTAATGATGAATATTTGTTAATTCCGTTATTATCTTTTTTAGTTTTCCCTTTAGCATTTTTTAACATATTCGATAAATTATTAAATTGAGCTAAATCTTTCATAGCCCCAGTTAACGTACTATTTTCAACTATAGGTAATGGTAAATCAGTATTATTTATTTTTATATTTTCTGATACATAACTAATCATATCATCGGCTTTTAAATCTTTTTGTATATTCATAGATTTATCTGCTTTTAAACTATCAATGAAACTTTTAGCTGTAGTTGATTCCATAGTAGCACCATTTGTAAGTTCCATTTTCTTTTTTTGAGCATTCTCATATAGTTTACTTTCAGGTATTACATAAACATAATATTCACCATATTTTAATGTCTTAGGAACTATATGTTCTCTTATAATATAATTAAGTTTATGTATTTCTTCTTGTTTTTTAACTTCAGTTATAATTTCATCATATTTATCATCATCTTTGTCATCTAATGAGAAAGATAAAGATCTTGATATTTCAGCACCAACATCATCTGCTGATACTATATCATCTCTTGTTGTATTTATAGCTTCAGTTAGTTCAACTAACTGTTCACTTATTATCTCTAAATCGCTAAATAATAAAGCTTTATTTCTAAATCGTTCTTCGAATGTACTAAATATATTTCCATCACCTGATAAAAATATACTTTCTAATCCTTCCGAAGAATTTTTTTGATCTATAATAGTATTACCGAATTTATTTGAATTTGCAATAGTATTCATTAAGAATCTACTTAAATCATTTTCTCCACCGTAGGATTTCATCTCTTCAATATCATCTGCTATTACACGTTTTATCTTTTCGGACATTGCATCTATACTTTTCTTATTTCCATCAATATCCACGTCATGTGTATTCATTGATATCTTTTTAAATAAATCTTGGAAGAGGTCATTAAGCTTAACTTCTTCCTTACTCGTAGGAATTATTTTCTCTTCTTTTTCCTTTTTTGATTTATTTTCAGCCATATATATCACTCCTTTATAATTAGATTAATCCATTATACTCTTAAGTAGTTGTTTTATTAGGTAAAAAAATAATCTTAACCCAAGAGGGTTAAGATTTATATTGTAAATTCACCTTGATATCCTTCACCTGTTAAATTACTATAATACATCATTCGTTCATAACTCACGGGTCTATAATGATGTACGTCTACACCAATATTAATTCCATAAGGTTTTATAAATGCTAAATCATGAACATGACCGAATAGATTAAGCATATTAGGAACATGTTTAGACGGTTCATGACACATGTGTATAAGTTTACCATCAAGTTCAATTAAGGCTCTATCCTCAAACACTTTAACAAATCCAGCATTTAATAAATCCTCTTTAGTATACCCATTTTTCTTTTCATGGTTACCCATTACTATTCTTACTTTACCGTTAAGTTTCTTTAATACCTTAAGATCACCAAAATCACCTAAATGATAAACTACATCGTTTGGTTTAATTACTTTATTCCATTGTTTTATCATTTCTTTATCCATTTCATTTACACTGTCAAACGGTCTGCAAGTTTTCACTCTTGTTTTATCAACTCCAAAATGAGTATCACTAATAAACCATATGTGGTTTAATTGGTCACCTTTAAAATATTCTACTGATAAATTACTTATTGAATTATTCATATCAACATTCTCCTTTTTTATTTATTGAAGTAAGGAATTTTATTTCCTTACTTCAATATTATAATATGGTATTTAAATCCTATGAATTACGATTAATCTAAATATAAAAATCTATATACATATATTACTTCTATTTGAAAAGTTATTTCTTCTTTTTTATTTCGTTCTTCTATTCTATTTGTAAATACTCCAAAAAATGTTCCATTATCATTTGATTTTGCACCAAATTCAAAATCGACTGCTTTATTAATTACTGGAAATAATTTGTGAGTTAATATTAAATCGTAATTATTTCTTTTTATACTTACAAATTCTTTATTTTCAAATTTAGGTAATATATCACTTAAATCACATGTATATTCAATATTATTAAATATATCATTTAAATAATCTATATTTAATTTAATATCATTTTCAAATACACCCACTTCATAATCCATTTCAATTGTTCTTATTATAAGTTTGTCTGTTACTGAGTACCCTATTATTTTTGATTTACCTGCCTTTAAACAATCGCTAACCAATTTTAAATTTAACTTTAATAATTGCCAATCGTCTATATCAAATAATTTATTTAATGATGATCTACACAATACTCTACCATTATTTAATTTATTTTCTAATGAATAACAGACTCCTTCTTTGTCAATATAAACTTCATCGAATAAGTTTTTTAATATCTTAACATTATTTTCTAAATCTTTAAGAAAAGAAGTTTTAAACTTCTTTTCTTTATCTTCAAATAATATATTCATATAATTACTCCCTTCTATATTTATTTTCTTCAGGTACTAATTTACTTGTATCTTTACCAAATTCATTTCCGACCATTTCTAATATTTCCATCATATTCGGTAAATTAAACCAACGCACACCTGTCATTACAGGATTTTGACATAACAAATTCTCAACAAAATCTTTTCCTGAATCATACATGTTACCTTTATCATTAAACATTTCAAAAGCTGTATATTTATCATAAACCTTTTCATCTAAGGATATTTTACCTACTAATGTATGTGGTGCTATATTATGAGCTATTTTAATACTTGGATAAAGACTTGTGTAGTCAAAATCTATAACATATTTACGTATAAATTTATTTCTAACACCATTAACAAGCATACCGTTTTTAACACTATTTAATACTGGATCTCCAACTATTGCTCCTGCAAATTTATCTCCTTCTTCTTCATCATCAGAATCCCAATCTTTATCATAATCTAAGTTTATATTGTTACCTATAACATACCCTTGCTTTAAATAATCAACGTAACATCTGTTTCTTAATAATGCAGTTTGACTAAAAACTTTTTTATAAGCAACACTATTTAATATACTACGTGTATATAAGTTATCTAAATCAGATGTTTTTCTTTCTATACCATATTGTAAAAGAACGTCTTTTATATTATATAATAAGAATTTTTTATAATTTACATATGGTAATGTCTTGATGTTTGCTTCTTCGCTATAATCTAATTTTTCATCTCCAAGTTCTTTTTTACCTATTATATTTAATTTAACTGAACCTAATTCAGATTGCCCTTTTCTTATTTGTGCATATAGGATCATCTGATCAATCCATACTGTATAATCTGATATTGTAAATGCGTCTTTTTTCATCTTAACTGCAAAGTTCTTTCTATCTTCATAATAATAACATCTTTTTGAAGGAAAATCTGGATGACACATTATGTCCGCTGGATTATATCCTAATTCAGTTATTCTATCCATTAAATAGTTAGCATCGAAGTTCATATTCCAGAACATTATGAAATCTCTTTTTAATGTATGAATTAAACTAAAATAATCTCTTAACATAACTATTTCATCTTTTTCATCGTAGAAAATAATATTATAATCAAATTCTCCATAAGATTCATCAAACATTTTATGACAATCTTGTTTAAATCCTTCTATATCATTTTCAAGTTCTTCTATTTGAGGATTCTTTTCATTTCTTAATGCAAACGTATAGCATTTTCTAGTTTTTTCATCAATTAAAGTTATTGCATTTATAGGTGCAACTCCATCTTTAACGAATCCTTCTACATTTATACCGTCAACCTCTATATCTGAGTACATCTTAGTTATAGGTTTTGGTTTTTCATTTAAATAATGACAAGAGAATTGAATTCTATAATAAGACTCAGGATCATAATCACTTGCCATAACATATTTATATTTGTGTAGATTTTTTAATCTTTTTCTATTCTTTGTCTCAACACATTGTCTATAATACTCACTGTATTTTCCACCTGCTATCTTCGCTATGTCTCTAGTTGCATATTTACAACTTATGTTTTTAATTTCCATTTGTTCTACAGGCATTGTATATTTTGGATAATCATAATTTTGAAATTCAGGTTTTGTAAAATAAACGTCCATTGTTGGATTTACTATAGTTTCTAGATATTTTTTATCAGTTGCTAAATCTTTATAAATTATATCTAATGAATCTATCCAATTAGTTTGAGCACTCGGTTGATTATAAATAACATTTAATAACATAACATCTTCTCTTCTAGTTTCTTTTAATTGTAAAAATTCCATATACATTCCTCCCTCATATTTTTATTCATCATAATAATTTGTTAAGTTTTAAATAAAAAATTAATATGATATGAGAAAATCAAATTCTCATATCATATTAACTTCGTGTATTCGTATATATGGATAAATGTAATCTAATTACTTAAATATATGTATTTATATATACAATTTTATTTAAGTCAAAATACAATATAATAACAAAATCATTGGAGGAATGGTTTATTAAAACTAAAGGAGGAAATGTATATGGATAATATGTTTGATGATTTAAATAATGAGGACTATCAAGACAATACTGTTTTCGATATGCCTGAAGACTATGATTTTATAGCCGATTATGAACAAATGATGCAAGAATTAGATGACCCAGACCCTATAAATCTATTGCCTGAAATTGATGAAGATGTAGATTTTTATCAAGCTATAGATAATTGGGAAAATGGAGAATATTTAGAAGAACCTCTTGATAAGTATTCTAAGAGAGGTAAACAATCATATTCTAAATACAAAGAAGATGAAAATGAATATAAAAAAGAATTCGCTGAAGAATTAGCAATGTTATATGACCTATTAGATGAAGCTAATAAATTCAATAAGAAGTTAACTAAAAAGTTTGATGCTATTGATGGTAATAAAGCTAAAGGAACATCGAAATATTTAAATGATTTAATTGAATCTGTATTATCTTCTACAACTAATAGATTACAAATAATAAAAGAGATAAACACACTTAAAAAGAATATTCAAGAACTTAAAATTAAATCAGATGGTAAATATGCTAAAATGGGTGGAGATGGTTCATTAGAAGATGATGCTAATAGCTTCTTCCAAAATATAATGGGTGTTGGGAGAAATAACTTTGTTTCAGCATTAAATGGTGATACTGATTTCCATATTTCAAGTTCAGATTATTCTAGTGATGATGATATAGAATACGCAAACGCATTACCAGATGCACATAATGCTATACATGATATGATAAACGAGAGATTAGAATCAGAGGGTACTACTAGATCTTCTGATGCAGATATGTATATTATATACGAAAACCTAAAACCAGAATTAATAGTTATGTATTCTGTAGTAGATAATACTTGGGAAATGGTTGCTATAGATAAAGATGGTCAAAGAATTCAAGGATATCCTGTCCCTACTAAGAAGGAATTAGGGAAAATGAAATTCTCACAAGATAAAAAATTTGCTACTGATGCATATGGTAGATCGTATAAAGTTATGGAAAAATATTGTTAAGGAGCTGATATAATGAATGCTGGTGTTTGGTATATTGTATTTATGGTAGTAATAGGTGTAGCATCACACTTATATTTGAAGAAAAAATAAGGAGGAATAAATAATGAGAGATATTAATTTAGATATACTTGATAAATATTATTTAATACGAGAAGTTGAAGAGCAAATACTAAGATTAATAGATAAAAAAAGAGGACCGTCAAATAATAATAAAATAGATATACAAGTAGAAATGTGGAAAAAATTATTAAACATACTTCTAACATATGATGATCATAGTAATAAAAAACACAGATATGTTTTTGATGTTAATTCTATAGGAGAAGTAAATGATGGTAGTCATAGTTTTGATGATTTATATTGGCATAGAATGATGTTATTTGCTGTGATATGTAATTCACATAAAGATAAAGCATGGAAAAGCAAATTACATCATGATGGTACTATGTATGATGATTATTTTATAGTTGGTATAGAAACTCCTGAGGGACAATATACTTACCACTACCATATAGATTGGTGGGATAAATTTGATGTTCAACAACGTTTAAGAGCTCCTGAATATGATGGACATACATCAGAAGATATTATTAGATTATTTTCATTAATAGAAGACAAAAAAGAAGAAGATGAATAGGATTTCCTATTCATCTTCTTATGGTTTAAAAATTATGTTAGCAAATTTATAGTTCTCTATATCCATATCACCAGTTAAGATTAAATCAATCGGTTCATTGTCAAACATGTTATTATGACTGATTAAGAACACTTGCTCACTATTAACTTGATTGATAAATGAATATAATACTTTTATAAACTGCTCTCTATTCTTTGTATCTAACGGTCCATCTAATTCATCTAAACATATTATATCATATTTCGTCATACTTTGTATTATTAATGATAAACTTAATACTATTGATATAAAACTAGATTCTCCTTGACTTGCCATTACTATATCAGGTACTCTTATACCAGATTTATTAAATGGTATTCTAAATTCATTCTCATCTATTAAGAATCCTTCTATTTGTAATTCTCCGTTATATATTGTATCCAATAAGTTATTCATCATTATAGGACAGTTTTTAAGATATACTTGAAGGAATATTAATGGTATACCTTTAGATGAATTTAAAGCATCTTTAATAACATCAGCATCTTCAAATAATAATTTTAATGCTTCATGTTCAGTTACTAATGATTTATATGTTTCTTTATTAAATGATAATTGATTTGCTCTAGCAGTTAATTTATCTATAAATTCGTTTATCTTAACTAAAGAATCTTTATTAGTTCTTATAGTTTGTATACATTGCTCCTTCTTAGTTTTTAATTCTTCTATTTCTTTTAATCTTATTCTTAATTCATTGAATCTTTTTGTCATATCTTCCATAGAATCTTTTATTGTTAAAGCTTTTAATATTTCATTAGTTTTAGTTTCATTTTCTTTTAGTTCAGTTTCAACTTTTATTTTATTTTCTGTATTCTTAGATATTATAACATCTCTTTCATTTATCTTATCATTAATATCTAATATCTTATTTTCAATTTCTATAACATCTAATCCTGAAGCTTTAATAAGTTCATACTCTTTTTCAAAAGATTCTAAATCTTTTCTATACGTTTCTAATAAATCAAACTTTTCTGAATCATCTATTGCTAAGTTTAATAACATCGTATTAACTACAGGTTTACCCATTATATAATTTTCAAAACAACTTGCAAAATCATATTCTATAGGTATCTGATATTCTTTTTCATATGACAAGATATGATTCTTTATGAATATCAGATTATTATATAAGTTATATAACTCTTCATATCTAAGAATTTCTTTATTAACTTTATTACGTTCTTCGATATATTTATTTAGATTATTCTTTTTACCTGCTGTTTGTAGATAGAATTGTTTATAAGGACAATCTTCTGTACATCTATTATCATCTAAATCTATATCAAAATCAATCTTCATATTCTCTATGTTTATTATCTCAGCATTTAATAATTCATATGTTGATTTATTCTCTTTATTTTTAGTTTCTAGAGCTTCCATTAATCTATCATTATCTAATATACTTTCCATTAATCGTCTTATATCAGCATCACTGTATATATTAAGATCCCTAATATATTCTTCTGTTTTCATACAATGTTCTTTTAATATTAATAAAACTGTTTTATTATACTTAGTTCTTCGTTCTAACTCTTTTTCAAGATTAGAAATATTTACTTTGTATTCTTGTATAACATTTTTAAGATTTCTTACTCTTTCTGCAGAAGCAGCTCTTTTTATAGACTCTTCTAAATCTTGTTTTTGGTTATAATATATATCTCTTTCAGATATAGCTTTATCTATATTACTTTTGTATTCTAATAAAGCTAATTCAAGTTGTTGTTTATTTTTCTCACAAAGAAGTTCATATTCTTCTTTAGACATATTTATATCTCTAACCAATGATAATAACTCATCAGCAGAATTTAAATCTAATTCTAATGATTTATATGATTCTAAGACTAACTCCTCGTCATTTATATTTATCTCTGTTATTGTGTTCTCTAATACTGCATTCTCTTTCTGTATTCTTTCTTTCTCACCCGTATATTTTAATACTTCTTGATTAGCTATAATTATTTGCTTATCAAATTCGTCTTCATCTTGTATATTGAATTTACTAATTTTATCAGCAGTACTTTTCATTACTGCTCTTATATTCCTATATTCTTCTGAAACTTTCTTATAGAATCCATTATATACTTCTATATCTGAAAATAATTTAGTTGCAAAGTTCTTTCTATTAGTTGATTTCATATTAATAAGACTTGTAACATTACTACCTAATCTCATTAGTTTTAATAACTCATGGTCAATCCCTAACTGTTCACTTACAGCTTCTTTAAACGATTTAACATTACCATTAGGATTTAATTCTGTTCCATTTTTAGTTATAAATGATTTAACTGATTTAGTTTTTTTAGAGAATAGATAATGATGTTTGATAATATATTTGTCATCTCCATCAACTATATGAACTTCTTTATACCCATCTTTACCTTCTATAATAAGATTAGTTTCACCTCTAACATCCATATTACCACTATTAGCAAATGGATGCATTTCAGATAATAAACTTGTTTTACCAGTTCCATTAGGTCCACATAACAAAATTAATTTATTAACACTTTTATTTAAATCTATTTCAATTTTAGTTTTCTTCATTCCTGCTTTAATATTAATAAAGTTTTCTAACTTTAAATAAGTTATTTTCATAAATTACCTCCTATAAATAAAAATAAAACTCCAACCAAAATGGTTGGAGTTGGTTATTAAACTGTTACTATAAATATAGAATTATTTAATTCTCTAAATTCATTATAATCTGTATTTAATTCTATGTCTATATTTTTATAATATACTTTATATTTTTGATTACTATCTATCTTTCTTTTTTCATATGATATAGCACTTACTCTAAATGAATCAACTACATCTCTTTGAACTATCATAGTTTGACCGTTTGTAAGATGTACTAATAATTGCTCATCATATTGATATATTACATCAGCTTCTAATTTTAATGTAGCATCACATGAATCCATGAATTCTGACCTCATAGTTTCTATTTTATGTGTTGTTATTTCAACTAATTCATAATTACCTTCATGTGCATATTTTTCTCTTTCATCTTCTAATTGTTTTAACTCTTCTTTTATTTCGCTCATACATTTTAAATCAATAGGATGATCAACATCTGTTACGAATGCATGATTTAATACTATTATTAATTTCTTGTCTTCTACATCATCAGGTATATCTGATTTATCTATTATTCTACAAACAGGATCTTGATAATCTCCAGATAATGGAATTGGTGTATTAAATTCTTCATCATCCCCAGTTATTTTAAATATATCTACTATCGCATCTTCTATCATTTTAGCATAATCATCTAAGAATATTTCTTCTTCATCTGTAAATAAATCTTCAGCTTCATCATTACTTACAGGTGTTATACTTTCTAGTTTTTCTTTTATAGTTTCAGGATTATCTTCGCCTAATATTATAGCTACTACAAATCCTACAACATCAGCACTATCACTATCTATATCATAATTCAACTTAAGACCTTCTTTAGTTTCAACCATAACGACGTTAGCTGGTTCACCTTTCTTATGAATAACTATAACATCATCCTTTTTAAAATCAGGTCTACTATTTAAAATTGTCATTGCTGACATTCCTAATAAATTTGATGTTTTATCCCATACATAATAATCCATATTGTTTACCTCCTAAATATTTTTATTTTCTATTATATTGTATGTTCCATTATTATTTTTCAATCAATGGAAAAAATTCATCTTCACTATCTTTATCAAAACCTAAATGCACCACAAAATCAGTGCTTGTAAATAAATGTTCTGAAAAATCTGCTAATTGTTTTGGGTTATCTATAAGATATTTACCAAAACCCTTAAGGGGGTTAAGAGATAATATAACCCCCTCAAGATTTTGATGACCCTCTTCTTTAAATACTTCATATGCCACTTCTAAATCATCTACAATAGATTTCTTTATTCCTTTATAAATTTGCTCATTAATCTTCATCTTCATCTTCTCCTTCACTATTATATACATCCTCTTCAAATTCTAAATCCTCACAACCTTCTGCCCATTTAACACTGTATCCATCTTTACTATTATATTTAAATTCTTTACAACAAGGATATTCACTTTCTTCAGAATCTTTAAATGTGATTTCTATATCCATATCTAACAATTCAAGCCATCTCTGCATATTGTTTACTGTTAAAGAACCTTTCTTTCCATCAGGACTGGATTTAGTTTCCAATGCTGCTTTTAGATTTGTTATTGAATGTGCTTTTGTAAATTTATCTTTGAATTGTTTTATGTCAACCTTTTTATCATGAAGAACAAGTTTTACAAGATGTTTAAAACAATCATCATTTACATCTAACTCTGGTAAATATATATCTGATGATTGTGTTATCTGTTTCATTATCTTACGTTTTAATTTAGGGTCAACCAATTCTGCTTGTTTAATTATAGATTGTATTGAATCGTCTTTTATATTTTCAAACGCATACTTACTACTATCTTCTGGATTTAAAGAGAAATACACTTTCCCTTTCTTATCTGTAAATACTCCATTCTTAAATTTCTTTTGTTTTGAGATATCTCCTCTATAGATATATACATATCCTTCTCTAAGATAACCTGTATTCTTTTCTAATTTAACACCTTTAAAATAAGGTACTACTGAATAAATGTTTTCATCTCCTTCAATACTAATTACACAATTTCCATATCCATAATTCATCATATAAATTTACCTCCTATACATAATCATTTAAAACTAAATATGCCATTTCAGCTAAATCATTTTTTGTTAAATCGATAGGATTTACATCACCACCGAAATTATATTTTCTTAATACAATTTTAACCCAACCTTTCTTTAATTTTTTACTATTAGATGGTATATTGAGATTACTACAAAATTTCTCAAATTCTTTTGTTTGTTTATTGTATGTTGTTACTCCTTGTTCAAGATTACAAGCATATACTACATAAGATAATATATTTTCTATATTCATCCATCTATTAGTTTCAATTTTATATATTGTTGAAGCTATAATTAAAATTAATGATATTAAACCTTCCATATTTATCATATTACTCTGAAGTTCTTCATTATATAAATCATAAGTTGCATTATACAACATGAAATTATTTACTATATTATTATATACAAATCGTTTACCAAATTCAATTGTTAACTTATCCAAACGTTCAGATAATTTATTTAATAATCTAAATAAATTATTATATTCAGCCTTATAGAAATATTTCAAGAATTTTTCATAATCTAATTCTATATCAAAATATTTTTCTGTATAATTACAATTCATAACTTTATTTCCTAAGAATTCAATTGGTTCTGATATATTTATTTCATAATCATACGTTCCATTACTTCTTTTGTATTGATGTGAATAGCCTTCAAAATAAATAAAATTACTTTTATATTTATATTCATAAATATTATCTTTTATATCCATCTGAACATGATCTGCTATATAAACACCATTCAAATCAGTTAAGTTAATAACTGTATATAAATCACCAGAATATTGTCTTACTATATATCCATATCCTTTTACTAATTTACCTTCTTTATCAGCTAAATAAGGTCTTTGTTTTTGTTCTCTTTCTTTATCTCTTTCCTTTTTAGACTGACTTCTAGGATATATATTTGTTATATTTGTTGTATTAAAGCTATTATCGTTGAAACTTTTATTATTTGTACTATTATCACCTGATAATTTATTATTATTATTAACATTTTTCATAAAATTCAACTCCTTTAAAATAAAATAAAAATTCCTAATGCATATATGCATTAGGAACATAATAAATTGTAATTAAGAAAGGAAGTAGGATAGGAAGTAGGATATATTCCAGTGCATATAACAACACACTGCGAATACTCCAATTCCACTCCAGTGCATATAACAACACACTGCGAATGTCTCCTCAATATTCCAGTGCATATAACAACACACTGCGAATACTCCAATTCCACTCCAG